CTGCTACACCATCTATTCCTTACGCCGATGTAACCATGCAAGAAGTTTTGGATTGGTGCTGGACATCGGGTGTTGACAAGACAGCCACCGAGGCTGCTTTGGCTCAGAACATCGAGTTGCAAAAGAACCCCGTGATTGCTACTGGCACTCCTTGGTCGGCATCAACCTAAATCTTGTTTCTCGCTGTTAAAAAACAAGGATCTTTATGTCCGAATATATAAGGCTACGAACTCCGTTTACCAACATGTCGTTTACTCCAGATGTACCGAGTAACGCTCTTGGTCCAAATGAATACAACAACGGGCGTAACGTAGAGTCTGATGTTCGTGGCATCAAAAAGATCTTTGGTGAACAAGAGATACTGAGCGTTATTCCCAACGAGCCTATCTTCATGGAAGGTGGGTATCGTTCGGAAACTCAGTGGGTTTACATTGTTGCCACTAGAAACTCTTCTAGTCAGGGTCGGTGGTACATGCTGACCTCTGCTGGTATCAGTAACATTACCCCTGGTGTTGGTGCAAATCCAAGTGTCACTCTTGCTGGATACACTGCTGACCTCAACATCACCATGTCTGTTGTTGGTGGCGTGTTCTTCATTAATGACACGATCAACAATCCTATGTATTTCACATCTACGGCCAATGAGATCACCATTGAGTCTGATGCAAACTGGAATTACGAGCCTGGGGTTACCAAAACAACTGCTGGGTTTGTCAGGAACTATTCCTCTCCCAACCTTGGCAACCTCTTAGTTGCTGGCAATATCACCAAAGTCATTGGTGGCATTGAGTACAACTACCCTACTACGGTACGGTGGTCACAGCCTTTTGCTCAAAACGGTTTTCCCGGTACATGGGAGCCAACTTTGTCTAACGTGGCTAACGAACAAGAAGTGCCTGTTCGTGGTCCATTGATTGACGGGTTTATGTTTGGTGGCAACTTCTACGTTTGCTCCTACTGGGATACTGTTGTCTTTTCTCCGATCAACTATCAGAACTCCACAGCCCCAGTGTTTGGCATTCGCTTGTTCAACCAAGGTCGTGGGTTGATCAACAACAATTGCTGGTCAAGCGCTGATTCCAACGTCTACGGTGTTGATTCCCGAGACATCTGGGTGTTTGATGGTGCAAGCTTCCAATCCTTGGGTAACCAAAAGGTCAAGAACTACTTCTACAGCAACCTGAGTACGGTTTACTCTGACCGTATCTTTATGGTCAACAACACTCAGAAAAACCAGATTGAGATTTACTATCCCGACCTGACTTCTACTGGTTACTGCAACAAGATGCTGTCATACCGTTATGACTTGCAGATTTGGAATGCTCCTAAAGACATTGCTGACGCTTGTATGGGTGCTGAAGGGCCTCAGTTCATCTCTGGTTCATTTAAGAAAGCATCCCGTGTGGTGACCTATGCCCGTGGTGGCGTAGCAAGCCAGAAGTTGATTCAAACCAACATTGGTAACTCTTTCATTAACTCAGCACCAATCCCTGCTTTGTTTGAGCGTAATAACGTGGTTTTGCAATCAGACAAAGGTCCTGTTCCATACAGTTCCAAGGTGTACACACACAGATTGCTTCCTGAGATTTCAGGTACTGGTGCTATCAACATTGCTGTTGGTGGTGCTAACTCAACTGCTCAAACACCGACATACGGACAGACGGGTATTACCAGCATTGATACAAACAGTCCTTGGGTAACAACTCAACAGAATGCTGTTCGTACAGTGTCTGTCAAAGTTGAGTCAAACGATGCTACAAACACCTGGAACTTGACGGCTTTGAACTGGCAAGCAACCATTGTTGAGGACGCTTTCTAATGCCATTCTTACTAGACAGCGATGCTCTTCCATCTGAGATGGCAGAGTCAATCAATTACCTGCTTGCTAATTTTGGAGCAAACCTTACTGCTGACCCAAACAGTGGTGAGATCAGTGGTCCTTCAGGGATCATTGTTGCTTACTTGTACAGGTACTTGGCAGTTAAGTATGCTGACAGTGCTGATGGTTCGGTTAACTTCAGTAACAGCCCTACAAACCGTGAATACTACGGTCTGAGGAACACCAACGACACCATTGAGTCTACTAACCCAGCAGACTACATTTGGAACAAAGTTGTTGGTGGCTTTGGCACAACCAAGTTTTTGTTTTACCAAACCAATGGTGGTCGTCAGATTAACTTTGTTGCTGCTACTACTGCTCCTGATTCAACTTACCTGCAAGAGTCTGGTCCGGCAATTGATTTAGATATTGTCACCACAACAACTGCTTACAACACCGCTGCTCCATCGATTTACATTTGGACATCAACATCCACTCCTCCTGCAAGACCATCAACGACATCAACGTATACATGGGCTACTGGAGCTTATACAGCGCCTTCTGGCTGGACAACAGCACCAATAACCAACACCACCCCCGGTAGTTATCTTTGGGCAATCACCATTGTTTTGGTGGTCAATTCAAACACTGTCACATCCACGCTGGATTGGACTAATGTTGCTTACCCCTTGTATGCATTTTCTTACAACGGTGATGACGGCACTCCTGGAGCTACTGGTGCTAACGGCATAAGTGCAATAACTGCATTCTTGGTGCAAAACCAGTCTGCTGCTGCTCCTAGTACTCCTAGCAATACGTTTGGTCCTACAGCGCCTGCTGGGTGGTCTTTAACGGCTCCTAGTGTGGCTGTTGGTGAGGTCCTTTGGTACAGCTTTGGTCGTTACAACTCAAGTGCTGCAACTCTTGATGGTGTTCCTGCCGGTCAAACAGTATGGGGTGTACCTACTGCTGCAAGCGTTTTTCAGGACATCAGGTCTGACAACTGGAACGGCTCAAACCCGCCAATAGCGGGAACAATCTCCACTCACGGCACAGCGGGTTATTACATACAGCGCAGTACTGGCGACATGTATTTGAACAGCGTGTATGGCCGTGGCGTTGCAAGGTTTGATGGAGCAAATTCAGGAACAGGCGGCATTACTGCTGCAATTATTGCCAATGCTAGTCTTGCACAAAACGCTGGCGTTGAAGCACTTACAAATAATACGTTTGTAACGGCAGGTGCTGTCAGAGCATTTAACCAATCCAGCGGTGGTGGCAATGCAATTTATGCCTTTCATTCTGGATCAGGTAGAGCGTTATTAGCGCAATCTGTATCTGGCACAGGTGTTGAAGGTACAGGCACTACAGGCGTAATTGGAACTGGCACGACAGGCGTAAGAGGAAACGGTGGTGGTCCTGGTGGTTTAGGTGTAATTGCATTTGACGATGGCAGCGGGGTTGCTGCACTTGACGTTCTTGGTCCTATGCGGATCAACAACAGCACGTTGGTTACAAACCTTAATGCTGATTTGTTAGACAATTTTCAAGGTTCAGCATACGCAAGAACATTTGCCACAAACTCTGGCGATGCAACCCCATCAAATTCTAGAATTGTTCTTAACGGCAACACCGCAACAGGAATTCCCGGCGCTTATGTAGGCACATCAGGTAGTGGTGATACGGTTATCTTTACCGTTCAAACAACCAGTCCTTCTGATGTTAGGCTAAAAAAAGAAATTCACGACACAGATTTGGGACTAGAGTTTGTAAACAAGTTGCGTCCAGTTTCGTACAAGTTAAAAGCCGATCCTAAACAGCAAAAGGGCTATGGGTTTATTGCTGATGAAGTAGAAGATTTGATTGGCCTAGATTCATCATTAATTTACCATGAACCAGATTGGCAAGTAGGCGATCAAAAAGGATTTAAAGTAATCCACTACCCGTCATACATTGCGGTTTTAACAAAAGCCATCCAAGAGTTGTCTGCTGAAGTTGCAGCGTTAAAAGCAAAAGGTTAATTATGCCAAGAGAAGTCATAATCCCCCAACAATCTGTCATTGAAGACATCAGTCAAATTGACGAGACACCGGGACTACAAGTGCGGTTTACTGTTGGCAAAAAAGACGCGGATGGGGAATGGATTGTTCCTCAACAATTCCAAATTTTTGTTGTTGCGGGTGATGAGTACACAGAATTGAATGGTCCTGCGTTGGATTGGTGTCCTGACAAACCTGTTGGGACATACAGAAACGAAGATCTTTGGCACTACGTTGATTTGGCTAGGAGTTAATTATGGGCGGTTTTGCACCTCAAATACAGCAGCCTCAATCTGCACAATATGGTCAAGGTTATGGCATCAATCCAATTGCACAACAAGATGGCAAAGAAGATGACGTTATCAAATTTTTAACTGGCTTGGCAGGGGGTAAGATCACTACGCCTAGCCAAGGTGGTCAACCTCAACTGGGTATGCCAAATCCTTACGAAAATACGGTGCAGCCGTATAATCAGCAGCAACCCAAGCCCAGCACAGGCAAGGGAAGTCCGGCAAACAGCCAACTTGCTCAAATCGCAACTGGTAAAGGAGTGTAATCATGGGTTTCGGTAAAGGTAGTTCCTCATCCGCACCAGTTGTAACGGAAGAGCAAAAAGAGCTTTTACGGGCACAAACTGGCTTTCTGACAGGCACGGCTCTCCCTCAGTACCAAAAAACCATTGGTGGTGCTGAAGAGCGCATGACGGGATTGCAGCCTTTTATTGAACAGGCTTCTAAAAACGTATTTGACCGTTCTGGTGAAATTGCTTCTGGCGCTACTAAACAAGCTGGCGAACTGGTAACAAGTGGCGCTACTACTCTCGGTGCTTTGTTTGACCCTCAGTACGAGCAAAACCAGATCCAAGCAGCATTGCAAACAGGCCGTGAAGCTGCTCGTGAGTCACAGTTGGGTCAAAACGCCATGTACGGTGCTGCTGGTGGTCTGGGTTCTTCCCGTATGGCCTTGGCTGATCGCAACTTGAATTCCTTGAATGCTCAACGTCAGGCCACTGCTGCTGCTGGCGCTCAGGCTCAGGTTCAAGCTAACCGTATGGGTGCTGCTAGAACAGCATTGGAAAGCGGTCAGAGCTTGGGCACTTTGGGTATGAATGCTGGTCAACAGCAAATCTCAAGTGCTGGTGCGCCTTTGGACCTGTATTCCAAGTACGCATCAATTGTGTACGGTACGCCACAGGCATCTACTACCCCAAGCTTCCAAGGCACTCAGGGTCAGAAGACGGGCAGCAAGGGCTTTGGCTTTTAAGGGGCAATCATGGCAGCAGAAACACCATTTGGGCTTAGTTTTGGAAACTATGGGGACCCTCGTAAATACATGGGGCAAGGTGAGTCACCTGCTAAGAAAATCCAACAAAAAATTGCAAAGATTCAAAAAAGCCCAGTAGCCAATCTTTTGGGTATTGGTTTGGCGGGTATGGGTGGTGAGCCAGTACCTAGTCCAACTTCTGCACCTGCTTTGGGCCAAGGAATTTCTGCTCCTGTTGCACCACCTATTGGAATCAATCCGAATGCGCCAAGTGGTACTGGAATAGCTCCAGGCTCTTTTGAAATTCCAAACCTGACATTGCCTCAAATTGGTTTGCCTAATATGCCAGCCCAAGGTGCTGATTTAGACGGCGATGGATTAATTGATGATTTTTGGGGACTTAAAAAATGACTCCAGTACCTGCATTAATGCAAGCTCCAGAAATGGCTGCTCCGGTGGCTCCTCCCGACATTAACAATCCTGACCCTGTTGGCGGTGCAATTGCGCCTGTTCGGGCTAGGGATGCTGATGTATCCATGATGTATGAGGATGCCTTGTCTTCAGGCAACCCTGCATCTATGTATTCATTGACAAGCCGAGTCAAGGGTACTGAGATTGAGCCTATTGTTAAGCGTTCTGCCGAGATCATGCAAAGAAATTTGGCGGACTTTGAGAAGGACGTTAAGCCTGTAATGGACAAAGGCGGTGTTAACACCCCAGAAGGCCGTCTTGCTGTTGGCAAAACCATTGATTACATGGCTGACAAACCTCAGAAGATGAGGGCATTTGTTGAAATGCTTGTTGGCAATCCTAATTGGCGCTTGTTTGTCACTGGTGGAACCGAGAAGACGGAAATCAAATATGACATGCAAGGCAACCCAATTGAAAAAACAACCAATGAATTGGGCAAGACCGTAAAGGCTGTTGATGCCAACACTGGTCAACTGTTGACCCGTGAGGAAATTGCTGCTCGTGGTAACTTTGTTCCTTCTTTGCAAGAAGCCATTGGCTATCAAGAGAAGAAGGCCACATCTACATTCAACACTCAGGCTTTGAATTCAGCCAATGCAGCCACTGAGGCTTATTCGGCAAAAGCTCCTGAGTTAAAAGAAATGTATGGCGAACTACGTCAACGTCTGCAAAACCTTGGTGGTGCTGATTTGAGTGAAGAGCAGCGTAAGGCTATTGGTGCGTTTACCAACAGATCTCTTGGTTACTCGCAAACAGTGTCTGAAGGCCTTAATGCTCTGCGTCAAAAGGTTGACAACAAGAATGCGTCTTTGTCTGAAGCACAGCAAAAGTCTTTGAGTGCTGTTCTTGATAGGCTTGGTTTCCGTGTAGGGGCCGATGGCACTGTAACCAACAAAACTGGTGAGGCAGTTACCAAGACTGACCTTGACCAAGCTCAAAACAGCCTGACAAGCGGCACTCAGTTTGACAGGAACTTTGCTCAATCCAAAGAGGACTTCATTCGTTCTGAAGTATTTAAAGGATTGAAAGAAGGCGAGATGCGAAATCTTGGCCGCATTCTGGACATCCAGCAAATGGTTGAAAGAACTCAACTTGAGTTGTCTGCCAAGCATGGCACTTTGCCTTTCCTGATTAACCCCAAGACGTATCAACTTGGTGATGAGTTTGTCCGTGGTGAGGCTTTGTCTTTGATTGGTGAATTCAATCAGGACGCTACTCAAGCATTTGCTGAATGGCGCAAAGGACAATTAGCAAAGTTTAAGGACAAATCACAAGTACCAAGTGCTGGTGAACTTGAAAGTGCTTTTGCTCGTACACAGGGATTCCGTGATTTGCGTCAGCAGTTTGCAGACAGGAACCGTGAAATCATGCGTAAATCGGGTCAAAGCCGTCCGGCAACAGGTGAAACTCCTGCTGACTTTGGCATCTCTCTTGGCATTGGTGGCGCACCTAAAGAAGAGCCTAAGTCTATTCGTGGTCGGTCTATCAAGAATCCCGAGATTAAATCAAAGGCCCCATCAGCCCGTGATTTGGCAAGTCAATTTGGTGGAAGGAAATAATCATGGCTTTTGATGTTGAGGGATATCGCAAAGCGGCTACTGCTGCTGGCATTTCTAAGGCTGAGATTGAAAGCGAAATCCGTTTTCAAACCAGTGATCAGAAGCAAGATAAGACTTTTGAAAAGACTGAAGACGGTTTTCAGCTTGGTTCATTAGACCAAGTCAAAGAGCGTCTTGGTAACGATTGGTGGCATCTTCCTGCTGGCTTGGCTGTGCTTGGTGCTGCTGCATATGGCGCAGAAAAGCTAATGGGTGGGTTTGGTAAATCAGAAGCTCCACAAAGCCCAAGGATCGACCCAACAATGTCGCCTGAGCCTGTGCAGCCACTTCAACCTGTTCAGCCGTCTTTGCCTCAACAGACCAACCTTACACCTCAAGACATTCAAGCCCGTGCTGCTGCATTGAAGCCTGTAGCTCCTGTAGCTCCTGAGATGCCTGTAAACACCCCAATTACAGCCGCTCCCGTGGATGCTCCAGCACCAACACCTTCTGCTCAACCCAACTCTCCTGTGACCAGTATCGTTACTGACACTGTCAAGGAGATGATTCAGGAGACACCTGCTCAACCAACAGACATCACAAAGCCTGTCGCCGCTCCTGTTGCTGCACCGCAGCCTGTTGCACCACCTCAAGACTTGGTTACTGGTACTGGTAAGCCTGCCTTTGCTGGCATGGGTCCAGAAGCTGCTTTAAACAAAAAGGGGGAGCCTAAGTTTAAGCCTGAGTATGCAGACATCAATGCTGTTCCTCGTGGTTACGCTTTTGTTCCAGGCGCTCAATACATTGACACACCCCGTCAAAACATTGGTCAAGCTGAGTACACCAAGGCGTTTACTAATCAGCCTTTCCCACTGACAAACGAGTTGGCTATCCAACAGTCCAAGGACATCAACAAAATGTTGGGTAGGGCTACTCGTGCTGAAAACATTGCTGCTGGGTTGCCACCTGCTGAACTGACTCCCGGCATTACCAAGAAAACCTCTGCTGGCACTAAGCCTGTACGGGTAGCGGGTACTGTGGGTGCTTTGATGGCTATCAGTGACCTTGCTAAAGCAGAGACTCCCGGTCAACGTGGCATGGCAGGGGCTAACTTGCTAGAGGCCGTACTACCTCCGGGCATGATGATGGGTGGTGCTGGTGAAGGTTCTGGCACTGTTCCTAGCATGTCTCAGGCCATGTTGTTGGGAAGCCCTTACGCTCAATCCCCTCTTGCTGTCAAACAAAGGCAAGAACAGGAATACGTCCGTAAAGTTGGGGCTGGTCGTGGTATTGCTCCCCCATCTGCTTATCAGAGATAAATCATGCAACAAGAAGTCTCCCATGCTGAAATTTATGCCCGTCTTATTCTTGTTGAAGAGAAGGTGGATCGTATTGATCAGAATACTCAAGGTGTTGTTGCTGCATTTCAAGCAGCGTCTGGTGCTTTTCTGGTCCTCGAAACACTAGGTAAGCTTGCCAAACCAATCCTCTACATTGGTGCGGTGTGTGCTGCTGCTGCTATTTACTGGCAAACAGTCAAGGATCATTTCAAGTGAAAGAATGGGCCGTTAGCTTCATTGCTGCGGCCCTTGTTGTTGGCTTTGTCATTTGGTGCGCCAAAGTCTTTATTGAGGTGTTGAAGTAATGGACCCGATCACATTGGCGCTTGCTGGCATGGCGGCTGTTCAAAAGACAGTCTCCCTGATCAAAGAAGTCTCAGGAACAATGGATGATGTGCGAAGTCTTGGCCCATTGCTTGGCAAGTACTTTGAGCAAAAGCATGAGGTCACCAAGGCACTAGACCAAGCCAAAAGCAGTGGCGGTTCCAACATGGGAAAAGCCATTCAAATTGAACTTGATCTCAAGGCACAAAAGGACTTTGAGGAACAGGTCAAAGGACTATTTTTCCCCAACAACATGGATGTATGGAATGCCATCATGGTCCGTGTTGCTGAAATGAATAAGCAAGACAAGATTGACGCACAACTTGCTCGTGACCGTGCATTAAGGGCAAAACAAGAGCGTGAAGAACTTGTTGAAATTCTTATCGTGGTCGGTGGCGTAATACTGATTTTTCTTTTGGTAGGCTTTGGGGTCTACATTGTCCTAGACGCAAGGAGCGCATAAATGCTATCTCTCATTTCTACCCTAGGGGGCCTTTTAATTTCTGGCTTACCAAAGCTTCTTGAACACTTTCAGAACAAGGCTGATCAGCGTCATGAGCTTGCCTTGGCCCGTGTTCAGACAGAGCGTGAGTTGGCATTGGCTGCTGCTGGTTTTGCTGCTCAAGCAAGGGTTGAAGAGATACGCACCGAACAAGTTGCCATGCAGTCTGAAGCCCAGATGACTGAGGCGGCTCTTAAACACGATGAGAAGGTGCTTGAAAAGGCAAGCCAATGGGTAGCTAATTATGTGGGGACTGTACGTCCTACAGTGACCTATATCTTTGTCATTGAGTTGGTGTTGGTCAATGCCTTCATGTGCTGGTATATGTACCACCACCCAGGTTTGATCCAGAACATTGACGATGTCATTCGTTATTCTGAACTGGTGTTTTCAAGCGATGAGATGGCAATGCTTGGAGGCATCATTGGGTTTTGGTTTGGTTCACGCAATTGGGCCAAGAAGTGAGGTTATTCCTCGGTAAGGCTTGCCCATCGTTTTCCTTTTTCAATAAGGTGGATGGTGGACGGGCTAAGTCCCGCAATGATTGCAAGCGAGTTGGCTGTTACTCCAAGTCGAAGCGCTTTGCGTATCTCAATGACTTGTTTTTGGGTCAACTTATGACCCGGAGCATTTTCGCCTCTTAGGTCAACAAGCCCAGTTTGCCAAGCATGAGAAACGTTTTCTTGATTTGTAACCCACTCAAGATTCTCTGGCCTGTTGTCTGTTTTCACTCCATTTATATGGTTTATGTGCAGACCATCTTGATACCCAGATACAAACGCCTTGGCAATAATCCTGTGACAAGAAAATTTTGGCCGCTTATCTCCAGTTTTTATGCTGACGTACAAGTATCCGTTTCGATCTTTGGTTTGTGCAAGTTTTTTTTCAAGAAAATTTACAGCAAACTCTTGTTGTTTGCCAAACCGACTGCGAACAGATTTTGTTGTAAACGCTGGGCGGTAGATGTTAAGGTCTTGATCTACAAGAAAGTCAAAACCTTTTTCGGTAATCTGTATTTTTTGCATGGTGTCGCAATTATAGCGCATCAAAGATAAGGGTGCAACATGAAAACTTCTGAAGATGGCCTTCATCTTATGCACAAATTTGAAGGCTACAAGAACAAACCATACTTGTGCCCAGCCCATATTTGGACTTGCGGTTGGGGAACTGTACTGTATCAAGAGCAGATCAAACTGCCTATGGTCAGGAAAGAAGGCTACACAGGATTGATACGCAGTAAATACGCATTGAAGCCGGAGGACAACCGTGTCTGGTCCAAAGAAGAATTGGTTGCGATGTTCAAAAATGATCTCGCAAATTTTGAACGTGGTGTTTTACGACTTGTTCCCGGCGTATCTGGGCATCAAGGCCGCTTTGACGCTCTGGTATCTCTGGCCTACAACATAGGCTTAGGCAACCTCCAACGCTCTACTATCCGTATGAAGGCTAATAGAGGCGATTGGGAGGGTGCTGCCGAGGCTTTTATGGCTTGGACCAAGGGTGGTGGCCGAGTGTTGCCAGGACTCGTTAAACGCCGTGTTGCAGAGAAGACTCTGTTTCTAGCTGAATGAGCAATTCAAGGTAATGGATTGCCTTTCGTAGATCATCCTCACCTCCCTTGTCTTTCCATCTGGTGACGTATTTCACTACGTTACCTTCACAGAAACCAAGGTTGTTGGCATGGATGTACTCAATCGGCTGGATACCTTTAGCCCTGTAATGGTCGCCACCAACTTGTTGTTGTAAAGCAGTCATCATTTGTCCTTGTAAAAGATGCCATCTTTGCCAAGTGTTCCCGATCTATCTTTAATCTGCTCGTAGGCATGCTTAAAACACTTCACAAGGTCAAGATCAGCAGTGGCACAACCCATGACAAGGGTAACCAAGATATCGCCGTATGCGTCAATCATGGCCTCACGGTCATTGGCTTGGATTGCATCAAGCAACTCTTGAACTTCTTCTAGAGTCTTTAGGGCTTGAGCGTAAGGATTGCTGTGCTGGACAATCAGACGGTCTTCACCCCATCTAATTACATCCATCTCAATCATTGAGAAGCTCATTAATCAGTACCTCCGACCTGCATCACCTCTGGTTCTGCTTCTTGTTCTTTGAACTGCTGAACAAGTTTTTGGTGGAGGGGGTATGCGCCTGTTTCGGTAGGCAACTGTCCGATTACACGGACGATAAAAGCGGCTTCATTGGGGTCAAGGTTAAATGTCATGGTTTTCTCCAAGGGGGTTGTAAGTTGGTTATTGATTTGTTATGGCGTGAGCCTGTCTGTGATGTGAAACGCAAAGCCAAACCACATCAAGTGGCCTTGAGTAATCTGGATGGTGCGCCTCTGCAACTTCGCCACAAACAAAACAAGGTTGTTTTTTTAATTTTCCTGAAGACAAAGCTCGATAAACTTTTGCTTGGGCGTTTTTTCTTTCAGGAAATTTTTTGCGCCACTCGTCTTTTCTAGCTTTATCTACAATTCTTGTCAAAGAATAAACTTTGGCTTTTTGTTTTTTGCATGGCTTGCAATATGTTGAGTAGCCGGACCTTTGCGCTTTATCAGTGCTGAAAAAAATAAAATCTTTTCGCTCTTTACAGCAAGAACATTGTTTCATGTGAATCTCCATGTGAATCTTGAAGTTTGGCAAAACGGTGATTCAATCCGTTCTGTCCCCCGTCGGGTTAGCCAGTTCACATTGTACAAGGGAAGGCCTACTCGCTGCGTCTAGGTGCTACAGGGCTTTCGCCCACTCTCTTACGGCGCGTTGCCTAGCATCCGCTTTCGGCCAAAAACTAGCTAAACCACAGCCAGAAGCCGTGGAGGATTCCTATGGGAAAGAAGATAGCACCTGCCAACAAGAACCCCCACAGCCCATCGCTGAAGCATGTGAAGATGTGGTTGAACCATGCAAATAGGCAAGTGATGCCAATAATCAATCCCATAGCAATTCCTTAAAAAATATCAAGGTCGTCAAAGTCGTTTGTTTTGGCTTTGCTTGTTGGTTGGCTGGATTGCCGTGTCTGCTCTTTAGGACGCACTGACAGACTGATAAAGCCTGTTCCTGCCTTGCTCTGCTTCTTCCATCCAGAGATCCAGTATTCAGTGCCATCAATGTTGATGGAGCCACTCATATCTGGGTGTTTTTCTTCAGTCTTCTTTTCATTGCGAAAAATTGACCCTCTGTTGGTATTGTCGAATTCAGCCATTATTTACCTCTTTGATTTTCTTTAGTGCAGAACGCACGGTGGAAGACATTTGGTTAGCCAACCAGACACGCTGATCTGGCTCCAATGCCTGTTCGTCAATCATGGCAAGAGCTTCTTTAGCCTTACCCTGGTCAACCAACTCTGTTACTCCTGCTGCCAAGTCAGTCAGGAATTCTTTGATGTCTTGTGGAAGGTCGTCACCAATACCACCACGGGGTGTGACTATTGCTCCTTTTCCTTTTCTTGGGACATCGCCCTCTTCTGGCAAGTCTTCACCAGCATAGATGTACAGACCCAATCCATGCAATGACAGAGCCTTGGTCATACAACGCATGATGGCAGTGTTGACAGCAAAGGCATCAGGCTCTTGGATAGCTTTGTTTTTGTAGTCCATCACTGGCAACTGGCAGGTCATTGGTTTGCCAAACAAAGTGGCAGTGACAAACACCATGCAAGAGCCATTGATGTTCATGTAAGGCACAGTACGGCATGAACCGTTTTGACCATGCTCTTGGAACGTCTCAACCTTGTATGTAGCAGCGGGATCGGCTTTTAAAGCCTCTGCCCATGCCCAGGCCCATGAGAGGTACGTTAAGTTGTTTTTCTTCTCTGTATGACCGTTTACGTTGGTCTGAAGCAGTTTTTCAATTGACATACATTATTTCCAGTTTGCTGAGTCATATTCGTCTTGGATGATTTGTTTCTGTGTGTCGTCATCAAAGTCCTGGAACTCTATAAAGTGGTTTTCACCACAGCAAGAGCGTTTGTCGTTACGAGGCTCCATGCAGTATGGGCAGTACACCACACCATGTAGGTCCTCTTTGGCTTGCATCAAGAAGTCTTTCATTGTGTCCTCCCAACTTGTTTAGCCAACAACCACTTGTCACCGAGGAAGCGGATTGATTTGATCCACTGACGGCAGTTATGACGCTGGATGTGTGCTGGGACACCATCAACACAGAACAGTTGACGGACCTTAGTAAGAGCTTGCGTGTTCATTGAGTTCCTTTCGTTAAGCAAGAGCAGTGAATGTACTTGTTGTTTTTCATTCAATCCATAGGTGTTTACCCGAGTTGTTTTCTGTTTTTTTCTTGATAGGCTCACCACATGAGCCACCTAGACAAAATTGAAGAAGTACTGGCATACGACTTAATCGTCCTTGCCACTGATCGACTGTCCCAACACCTTCAAGAGGAGGATTGGGAGGCAGCTATTGTTGCTGCTTTGATAAGATCTGTTGAGGTTGCAAGTGGCCGTAAAGTCAGACCCATTGAACAAGTTTTTGTAATGAAAGGAAAGAAATGAGATACGACTTCCAATTCGATGCTCCCCGTGCTGGACTGATGCCTGAGCCTGATGGCTCTTACCTGCTTGACCAACAAAAAGCAGCCTTACTTGATTCTTACTACCAGAGGAAACAAGAAGAGCGGTCCATGCTTGATGACGATTACGATGAGTTCTGACCATGTCCAAGGGTTCATCACCAAGACCTTTTGATGTCGATCACAAGACGTTTTCAAACAACTACGAAGCTGTGTTTGGCAGGAAGTTGAAGTGTCCTGTCTGTGCTTCTGAGAACTGCCAAGAAAAGCACTTCAAGGACTACGACAAGTGGCATTCACATAAGAAGTGCGATTCTTGCAACTTTATTTGGGATCGTACATAATCCATACGAAATAACGCTTGGCGGCGTTTCTTAGTGGGGTTACACATGCTGTCTGCTGGTACTAAGCCAGTCCGCCAACATCCGCAAGGGTGAGACAGCAGGTGTAGCCCTTTTTTGTTTGGAGTTCTTTATGGAACCGATGGATATTAGGGATAAGTTTGCCTGTTCTTTAGCCGCAAATATTTCAGCTAACGATTTATATCGTCCTGGAATGTCTGGAAAAGTCATTGTGGCTATGGCTTATACGCTTGCTGATCGCATGCTTGAGGCTAAAGGCATGACAAAAGAGCAAATGATCGAGTGGGCTTTAGAAGGAAAAGACGATGTCCTTTGAAGCTATGGCTTGGGCATCCAAGCAAAAAACAGCAAACAGTGGTCAGAAGCTAGTTCTTTTGATGTTGGCTAACCATGCAAACGGAGTTACAGGCCAATGTAACCCATCACATCGCCGTCTTGCAGATGTTTGTGAAATGGGTGCTTCTACCCTTCGCAAGCATATTGTTGAACTTCAAAGAACTGGTTTTTTAACCATAATTCCAAAGTTTGTTGATGGTGTTCAGCTTCCAAATCAATACGTACTGAATCTAGACCCCTGCTCAAATGAAGCAGACGGTATGCTCAATACGAGCATAGGGGTGTGCTCAAATCAAGCACCCAATAAACAGGAAGATAAAACAGTAATTAAACCTATTGTTGGGCAGGAGGATGTGTTCTTTATTTCCTTCTGGAAAGCCTACCCCAAGAAGACCAACAAGGAATTTGCCAAACGGGTCTTCGCAAAGCTTCGGGTTGATCAACCATTGTTGGACAAGATCCTTCACTCTCTGAGTATCCAAGTCAAAACCATCTGGAAAGACAAAGATGTTCAGTACATCCCACACCCCAGTACTTGGCTGAACGGTAAGCGCTGGGAAGATGAGATCGCTGCTCCACCACTGACAGCAGCAGAGAAAATGAAAAGGATGGCAAATGCTCGGCCATGAACCCCTGATCAAAATGAGGATGTCTGGAGTAGCACCCCAGTACATCTCCATTGAAGACCATCCCTCCTTGAATGCCCATGAGTGGCATGAGTGGGATGACGCTCCTACCATCTGTGTAGCCAAAGACGACCTACACACCCTTGACCTACGGTTTGTAATTGGCCTTACTGTCCAACTCTCAAGCCTTGATGAACGTAGAGCAAAGGCAATCCACCAGAAGCTCATTGATTGCAAAGCAAGGGTTATCACCAGTTGTGTTCTGCTTCCTGGTCAACCACACTTCCGTCAGACCGCATGGTCAGAAATCTACATTGGGAAATGAAATGGCACTTGTAATAACACCCGACACAATTGACTTCAGTAAATACATCAAAGAAACCGATAACCAAACCAAGGTCAAGAAGGCTTCTGAGTACATTGACTACATCAAGACCCGTCTGAGGACCAAGAAGGACCAGAAGGTGTCTTACCTCCCTTGGGACCATACCAAGGAAAACTTTGAGTTCAGGAAGGGTGAGGTAACCCTTTGGTCAGGACAGAACGGTCACGGTAAATCCCTGATGACCTCCCAGATTGCCTTATCCCTGATCGGCCAAAACGAAAAGGTCTGCATTGCCTCGTTTGAGATGAAGCCAGCAGTCACCTTACAGCGTATGGCTCGTATGTGGATTGGGTGTAACCCTTTCATGCCTGAGTTCCAAGGCGACAGAGGAATTGAAGCCCTTGATGACATGTATGACCAGTTCGGAACCTGGACAGACGGAACCATGTGGTTGTACGACCAAACAGGAACAGCAGACGCTCAGACCGTTATCGGTATGGCTAGGTACTGTGCCAAAGAGCTTGGGATAACCCACATCTTTATTGATAACCTTGCCAAATGCGTCAAGAGTGAAGACGACTACAACGGTCAAAAGATCTTTGTTGACGAGTTGACCAGTATTGCTCGGGACTACGAAGTCCACATCCACCTTGTCCACCACCTGAAGAAACCCGCAAACGAATACGCCATGCCTGACAAACATGACAACAAAGGCTCAGGTGCTATCACCGATCAAGTTGATAACGTGATGCTTGTCTGGAGAAACAAGTCTAAAGAGGACGACATCAAGACTGAAGGCAGCTTTGCCAAGTCTGCTGAAGACCCTGACCATTACCTGCTATGCCGTAAGCAGAGGAACTACGAAGGCTCGGTAGAGGGTGAACCTACGATCAAGCTGTGGTTTCACAGGGATGCCCAACAGTACATTGGTCAACCCAAAGACAGACCCATGTGGTTCGTCAACTACCCCCATATCCACACATGAACTCTCAGGACGAGATTGGTATAGCCAGAGAGATATGGAGAACCCACGAAACCCTGAAAGACAAAGAGAACACTCTGAAGCTTATCAAGGGTTCGGTCAAGTGGTATGGACCTGATGGCGTTAGACGAATACACGCCTACTTCAAAGAATTCATGGAAGGAAAACGAGAATGATGACCAAGAAAATAGTATGGCCGTTTCCGATTTGCAACGGCAAACCTGTCAAACCAGAACAAGTCCCACTCAAGACGGAGCCAGCACCGTGGTAATGCACATCACTTTCAAAGTTGAAGCCACACCTGTTGGCAAGGGAATGGTATAAAATTTAGGCAACAGCTACCTTTAGCGGGGGAAAAGACGATTCATCACCGTCCTGCTGTTGTCTTTCAGTGATGACTTCCACCAATGATGAGGTGCGACATGCTTGAAAACTTACTTGAGTCCGTTAAAGAAAATCTTTACTACAGAGATGGAGTTCTTTATTGGAAAAAAACACAAGGCAGAAAGATAGCTCACAGAGCAGCCGGATGTCTTTCAAAAGGATATGTTTTGGTAGGCCTTGAAGGCAAGTTGCGTCCTGCTCACAGGCTAATTTATCTTTTGCATCATGGTCACTGCCCACAGTTTCTTGATCATATTGACGGCAATCGCTCCAACAACAAATTAGAAAATTTGCGTCCAGCCACAGCAAATGAAAACGCTAGAAATTGCAAGATTCCAACACACAACACAAGTGGTCACAAAGGCGTTTGTTGGGATGCTGGTAGAAATAAATGGATGGCTTACATAACGATAAACAACAAATTCAAGTCTCTTGGTAGGTTTGAAAAGATTGAAGACGCATCAGAGGCGTACAAAAAAGCAGCCGTAAGGTTTTTTGGCGAATTTGCAAGGATATGAAATGACTTTTGCTGTTACTTTTTCTGTAGAGGGAAATCCTGTCGGGAAACAACGTCCTAGATTCGTTCGTAGAGGTAACTTTGTCTCTACCTACACACCGACCAAGACCCGTGAGTATGAGGATTTGATCAGGGATGCTGCCAAACAAGCAATGGGAAGTAACGAACCCTTAAAAACGCCTGTAGCAGCTTATATCTACATCACAGTACCTATCCCTCAGTCGTACTCTAAAAAGCGCTTTAAGGCCTGTTTAGAGGGCATTGAGAGGCCATGCAAGAAGCCAGACATCGACAACATCGTAAAAGCTTACCTAGATTCCATGAATGGGATTGTTTATGACGATGACACCCAGGTGGTTTCCTTGCACAGCACCAAGGTGTACGGGACTGTGGGCTTGGTTGAAGTGTTGGTCAAAGAAGACATGGACTAGGGGTAAGTCCCTATACAAATTCAAGTGAATCAAGTGAATAATTGGCTTGCCAATAACGGCACTAAAGGAAATGCAATGAAAGTCAAAATCACGGTTTACGTTCACCAAAATCAATATTCATGGCAAGAAGCTGCAGAGCTCTTTATCCATTCGTTCAGGATGCCAGATACAGAACATCGCACATACATTTGTGAGCAAGAGATTGAAGTTGACATTCCTGACAACTACGACCCCACTGCTCAACAACTTGCTGCTTTGCAAAAAGAAAAAGAGAAAGCCCAAGAAGAGTTTTCTAAGAAGGTCGCCAGTATTAACGAGCGTATCTCCAAGCTCCAAGCCATCGAGTACACAGCATGAAAGCAGCACTAATTCTTGTTGCGTTGTTATGTACAAACGCATCTGCTCAACAAAGCTCCATCCTAATTACAGGCCAAGAGTTGCATACAAGGCTGACCAGTAATCTTATGTGGGCTTACGGGTATATCTCAGGTGTTGTTGACTCTCAGTCTGGTGTCACCATTTGTATCCCGCCGAATACAGTAACGCTAGGGCAGATGGCTGACATGGTTAAGCAATCATTAGATCGTGTTCCATCTGAGCGGCATTTATCTGCTGATGTTTATGTCACTGTCACGTTAGGGAACCGTTGGCCCTGTGCAAGAAAAGGAAGTGGTGTATGAGCAAAGAAGAAAAATCGTTGACAGAAGGTGTGGTTTCTACAGCCACATACGCTTTTTACCAACCGCCAAAGCCTGTTGGTGCATGGGTGCTAGACCCCGGTGGCGTAGTACATACGATGTTTGCGATGCACATCAAGCCGACTGATGAGCAGATTAAGAACACCGAGGCCATGTTTGGCTGGAAGTGGAGGGATTTGGCATGAGCAAAGAAGTTATGCGAAAGGCGTTGGAGAAGATTGCAACTGTCAATGCAATGGATTACGAATACCAAGCGTGGGCTAGAGAAGCACTGGCAAAGCCTGACTTCTGGGAAGGCTACGTTCCTGAGCCAGTGAAGTGCAAGTACCCAAAATGCAGCTACCCATGCACAGACTTGCCTGATTGCCGTGATGCAGAGCAGCCAGCAAAGCAAGCCCTCGACAAGAAGGCAGAGAACGCCAGAGAGTTGGGGCTGGACTATGAGCCAGCACAGCAATACAGCGCCACATCAGACCATCGGTTGATGGAAAACGCACAAGGAGAGCTAGAGCGAATCAAACTTGTGCAGACGGGTGTTGGCATAGGAAAGCCAGAGCAAGAGCCTGTGGCGCCTAAGTGTGGAGCAATTATTGAGGTGTTTGGTAAGGATTGGAGGCTGGAATACATGAGCCTGCCAGTTGGTAAACACAAACTCTACACACAGCAGTACACCTATATCTCCCCACCAGCACAGCGCACATGGGTTGGGCTGACGGATGAGGAGCGCAAACTTGTCAGAAACAGTGTCGGCTACAACCAGTTCGTAACGGCTGGTGAATATGCTGAACACGTTCAAAAAGCTACTGAATTTAAGCTGCTGGAGAAGAACAATGGATGACGGCTATTACTGCGTTATCTGTGGGCGGTACATCGAGGCCGTTGATGGTGTGGTGGTGCATGACAACGTGCCGCACCCAGACATGGCGTTTGATGACGAGGAGAAGCCACAATGACTACACAACTGGTTCGTGATTCTATGAAGTTGATGGCCGATGCTGGTGTAGACATTTTGGACATCAAATGGTTTGATCTGACCGGGGCGTTCTCGGAGCATCAACACGCCAACCTTGAGCCTGTGATGACGCATCGCCCACCATTTGACAAATGCTTTGTTACTTGGAAAGGAAAGACTCGCAGCCACCCGAGCTATGAGGTTCTTATGCTGGTGGCTGGGACTGACCCAAACGAGGGAATCACGGTGTCAATGTGGAAGGGGCCAAGCGGCACAAGGCTGCACCCCATCCCTGCGATGTTCTACTTCATCGAGGATGACAACATCCGTTACGGAGCAGTCAGTGATGATGAGCCGATAGACAAGGAATTGGCAGAGATCATGCTTGCTCAAATTGGCGCTTGGTATGGTGCGATGGACAGGCGTATTGAGGCGCACATTCCCATAGTGCGTGACACATTTACCAACCGCCGGAAGATACAGCAGGGGAAGCTGCCAACCTACGACTGGAAAACGGTGTGGATTGAGCCATCTAAGCCCCGCCAAGAGTCCAAAGGGGGCACACACGCATCACCCCGACTGCATGAGCGTAGGGGCCACCTGAGAAGGCTCAAGACGGGAAAGAATGTCTGGGTCAAGTCCTGCAAGGTTGGTGACGCAAGCAAGGGGGCGATATTTCACGACTATGCAATCAAGGAAAACACATGAAGACCGTAATTGAAATGGCGCGTAAAAGTAAGCTGGATATTTACGGTCTTGGGTGTCCTCACGATAAATTCATTGAATGCGTTGAAGCCTTTGCCGAGCTTGTCCGTGCTGACGAGCGTGAAGTCATAACTGACGAATGGTCGATGTGTGTTCAGTCTGACCTTGAACATGGCGTGAAATCTCTTAACGAGCAAGCGGCAAAAGATTGGTTTAAGAACTATCCAGAGATTGCAAAGTTTGGTGCATGGCTGAACGCAAGGAGCAACACATGAACTGCCAACACAGATGGGAAGAAGTCCCTGACAAGCCGATTTATAAGTGCGCCCGTTGTGGTGCTTTTATGGTGAAATTTAAATGAAATGCAAATGCCCCCCAACTTCCCCGTTTCTGTGGAAACAAAACCCGCAACCAAGCATGTTTGTCAAAGACGTTTATTTCCGTCCTAAGAAGACTCAGGTCTACGAGAACTTGACGAAGGAAGAGAACATTGTTGCTTACAAGCAATTCTCTATCCACAGCAGAGCGCATCCAAGTGTCAAACCACAATTGAACAAGCACGAGATATGAAGAAAAAATCAAAGTACAAACCCCGTGGTATTCGCCTAGACAACTTATCCTGGATTGTTGCCGGGATGAAGAAGGTTGGTACTTTGCCTACTGCTGGTGTTGCACTCAAGTTAAAAAATCACAATTCTCTTAACATGATCTTAATGGGCAACGGCACACGGGAACACGTTGATGTATTGATTGCTGCTGTCAACATGAGTGAAGCCTTGATCCGTATCAGAGATGAACTTGGAGTTGATTGGAAAGACGAAATTAGGGCAGCACAGGACGCTATCTACACAATGGGTAAGCGTGGCATTGAGAAGAACAGCTTCTTGTTTACAGGACCAGAAATGACTGCTGTCAAGCTGGTGATGGATCTCCATGATGCCCAACTAGACGAATGCTCGGTTAAGGATATGGAGCAAGCCTTGTTCATTGTTAACGAAGAGATTCGGATGAAGAAGTGCAGACCTATCATGGAGACAGCATGACAGATGTTTTTCTCACTGTTGTTTTGATTATTTTGTTAGTTTTTTTGTTTCAAGGTGATCCAAATCTTTGGGATTTGTTGCATCAAAAGGTAATGTTGTGGGCAAGGAGCCAACATGGAAATGGATGACCCGTTTGTCTACAAGAAACCCATGTGGTTGGTCCTTGAGGAGCGTGAGAAGCGCAGGGAAGCTAGGGCTAAACGTCTTGGTAGACCAATAGGCAAGTGGGGAGGAAGGCGTAAAGGGGCTGGAAAAAAAAGAGACAGACCCTATGACGCTAAGGTGTACATCAACCACACCAGGATGCAATACCTACTCCTGATGGACATGGGTAACGGTGACTTGAGTGATGGTGTACAGAAATTAATTGATGAAAAATTGGAATCGTAATGAATAAAGAAGAGTTGTTAGACCACTTTGCAACCAATGCAATGACAGCCCAAATACAAAAATTTGGCATCACAAATCCTTTTACTCTGGCGCAAACATCGTATCGAATGGCGCAAGATATGCTGGAAAACCGGAGACAAATACACGCTGAATGGAAGCGTGAAGAAGACCAGCAAAAGCAATATGCAACTGCCAACTTGCACGAATTGAATTTGCCTGTCAGGTATCACCGTTGTTTAACAGCAGAGGACATTTACACAAAAGAGCGCCTGTGTGAATGGACTGAGCGTGACATTCGTAGGATTCCTAATTTAGGTTTGAAGGGCGTTAAATTGATTAAAGAAGCAATGGCCGAAGCAGGGCTTAAATTGAAAGGACAAAAAGATGCTTGAGCAAAAAAGAGATGCCCCTGGCAACCCGCCATATTGGGTATGCACCAAATGCAACTGGCCTTTTGCTGCTTTGCAAGAAGCCAATAGACATCAATGTGAAGAAAAAAAACCCATCCAAACCTATAGCAGTTACTCAAGGAAAAGCAATGGACATTGACCCAAACAAATGCGTGGCATACATCATGGAAAACGCCCCTAAATTTGCCAAAGCAAAGGCAGAGCGGGTGTTTATTGAGAACTACCTGAGAACGGTTAAGAGCCGTTTGATGCAACAAGAGGAGGGAACACTGGGACTACGTGAGGCCTATGCCTATGCTCACCCTGATTACGAAGCCCAGCTAAAGGGTTTGCAAGCAGCAACTGAACAGGAAGAGAACCTGAAATTTATGCTCTTGGCCGCTCAGATGAGGCACGATACCTGGAAGACCCAAGAGTATTCCAAGCGTCAAGAGTTGAAGAACCTGCCATGAAAGGGCAATTAAATGAGTTGGCTCTTTTCGCAGGTGCTGGTGGAGGAATACTTGGGGGACACCTCCTCGGATGGAGAACAGTCTGCGCCGTTGAATGGGAGCCATACCCAGCAAGCGTACTGTGTGCCAGACAAAATGACGGACTTCTCCCGCCTTTCCCGATTTGGGATGACATACAAACCTTTGACGGAAAGCCGTGGAGAGGACTTGTTGACGTTGTATCTGGAGGATTTCCGTGCCAAGACATCTCGGCAGCAGGAAAGGGAGATGGCCTGGAAGGAGAACGATCAGGAATGTGGAAGCACATGGCGAGGGTGGTTGGCGAAGTACGACCACGATACGTCTTTGTGGAAAACTCCCCAATGCTCACTACTCGGGGAGGAACAAGAGTCGTTGGAGATCTTGCCCAAATGGGGTATGACTGTAAATGGACTGTTATGGGAGCTGCAGACGTTGGAGCCAACCACAAGCGGGACAGAATGTGGATTGTGGGCAAGTCCAAACGCTCGGGATTGGAAGGACAGCGGAGCCAGCCAAGGCAACAGAAAGTCACCCAACCTCGGAACTCAGGTTCATTGGCCAACACCAACAATGCAGGGGTTGAATGGCGGGAGCAACAGTCGCAAAGCAGCGATAATCAGAGGGAACTGGCCAACACCCCGGACCAAGGGGATGTGTGGGGTCAGTGGCTCATGGGATTTGCTGAACAAGAACACGACAGTGGAAGAGGCAAGACTGATGAAAGCCGGAAATGGTGGGAAGCTGAACCCAACGTGGGTAGAGTGGCTGATGGGGTGGCCGCTAGGGTGGACAGACTTAAAGCCATTGGTAACGGACAAGTCCCACTTTGTGCGGCAGAAGCTTGGCGATTGTTGACTTCATAAATCTTTGATATACTGCACCCGTTGCCGTGAGAAGCGACAGAATTAGGCCGTTTACACATGCTCTCGCCCTTGGTTTTTACTTTAGGGTTCTCACCGAGGGCAGTTGTAAACGGCTTTTTTTATTTTCACGATGACTCGGACACCATGCGGTACGTCAGTGGTGGAGTCTTAAATAACCCTGTTACACGAGCAAGCCAAAGCAGGGACGGTGGGCGAATTCCTAGAGCCGGGTGGTTGAAATAAGTCTGGGATAGTGCAGTGCGAGGACATGGCTCCAAAGATCACAGGCACAGAGCGAACTGTATTTGCTTACGGTAAGGCTGTGCTTTGCTCAAACATCCACCAAAGATCACTTATGACCAAGATTAGACAGAGTGCTAGAGGTGAGGATTGCACGATAAACCTCCCTGGGGTCTGTAACTACAACCCCGAGACAGTTTGTTGGTGTCACAGTAATAGGTCTGAACATGGCAAAGGAATGGGTTTGAAGGCCAAAGACGAACATGGTGCTTACGGTTGTTATGACTGTCACATGGTGTACGACAGACAAAGAAAACGCCCAGAACACCTGTCCTTGGACAATGTTGAGGAAGCTTTTACAATGGCGATGATGAAATCTAGACAGATTCTCAAAGATAAGGGTTTGATATGAACAAAGATGTCGGGACTTTTATACTGACGCTGCTCCATGCAGCAACCAATGCACACCTGTTGCACCTGAGAAGCACCAACTATGCCGAACACACAGCCTTGGGTGATTTCTATGCCAAGCTTCCTGATCTGGTTGATGTGGTGGCTGAAGGCATCATGGGTATCACAGAAGAGATGATTGATTACCCTGTTGACTACTACCCACCAATGGAAGATGCGCTGGATGAGTTGCGGTCCCTCAAAGACTTTGTCAAAGACGAGCGGGAAGCGCTACCGCAGGACAGCGAGATTCAAAATGCTATTGACGAGATTGCAGATTTGATTGACAGTACGATTTACCGCTTAAAATTTTTGCGATGATTTCCTTAGGTTGAGGAACTTAGGCCCCTTTATTGGGGTCTTTTTTTTGGACAAAAAGCTGTGGAAAATCTGACTTTTTCCTGTCAAACAAAAAGAGAGGTCTAAAATTTTTGGGGGTGGGGGTCTTTTATTTCTACAGAAAGATTTGGTCGCTAGGAGCGCTCAAGAGGGGTCATCGAGGGGGTCAACTAGGGGTAAACCCCCATAGATTTGGGGAAATCGCATAAAACAGCCCACAATCGCACAACGCTTATCGATGCACCACTGGTAGCAATGACCCCGAAAAGCCTCTCAAAACCCGTTTAAATGGCTTTGGTGCATGGCTTTCAATGCAACCCGATACAGTCACCCAGCAAACCCCCCATAAAAAGCAAACGCGCACGCTATCGCCAAGCCAAACAAGCCAAAAACGATAGGCAAGGCTTCACCCTGATGCAAAGCACCAAAAAAGCAAAGCAAACCCACAAGCCTGAAAAGCAAAAAGGCCCAAAAAGGGCCAATTAGCGTTTGAGGTTTTGCCTGATTTCCTCAGCAATGAGGATCAAACGCGCACGGGCGATTAGGGCTAACAGCTTATTCATATGTCACCCAGTCTGTAGGATCAAAAGGTTCATAAAAGAAATAGCATTTGGCTTCAAACCTTGACCAACCATAAAAGTTGATCAAGTGGTTAACCCGTTCGCTTGATTCGCCCGGAAATTGGTCGTTTGACGTTTTCATAATTTGGCCTTTAGTGCATTGCAATAGCAATAATTCGGTTTTTCATTTGTGGCAAACCGCATGCATGACCCGCACCAGTACATGTACCGCATGTACCAGGGCAAGGGAAAACCTTTTGATCAGGAAAAGCAGCGCGAATAGCAGCGTTTGTGGTTTTTGACCCGTGATCACTGCTTTTTACTTTTCGCCCAATGGATACGGCGATAAATTCGCCCCTAACAATTGGCAAGGTTTTCACTGCGGTAACCATTGCAGCGCTTGCATTGTGGCCACCTGAAATGTTTAGCATGTAATTTGTGGGCCACTTGCCCACAATGTCAAAACCCAGCAAAGCAGCAAAGCTTTTTGAGTAACCATATGCACGGGCATTTGGGGTATCGGTCAAAAGTTGCATCCAATATGCAACATCCGCACCACTTGAAAAGTCACCGTCAACATACAAACGGAAATCAAAACCTTCCGGCCTTTTTGCTGCAATGGTGGCAAATGCAAGGGATATCTGATCAGGGGCAAACCTAAGCAAATAGCAGTTTTGCACCATACGGGCAAACGCAGCTGGATATCGCCAAGCCCTATACGAATAACAGAAATCAATACAGTCACCCGCACCAGGGCAAGTGACACCAGGCAAGGTAGAAAAGCTTACAAATGGCAATTTGGAATTGCCACCCAATGCAAAAATGGAAAATTTAGGGGTTTTGCTTGCAAATGTATCGGCAAGCTTTGCAAATACGTTTTGCCACCCAATACCCTGAAAATCTTTATCAATTTGAAGGGAATAAAGCGTTTTGCTAATTACATTGTCATCGCCCGTTTGTACTGCAATTGCAAGGTTTTGCAGTTTTGAGAATTTAGGCGCTGTTTTGAATTGTTTAATTTGCATGATATTAATTTCTTGAATATATTGATTGAAGTGATCAGGGTTTTAGTAAGGTATCAATTCCATGCACTAAAGAATCCAAGTCTTTAGCCCATTGATTGACACCACCCGTATAGTCTTTGAAGTGTTTAGCCGTGCGGTACATGTAACCCAGCGAACCACAAGGCTCAGTGTTTACATACACAATACGGTCACCCCGTGCGATAAAGCCACTGCAACCACGTTTGTCACCATTAACGCTAATATTCTTTAGCGCTACAGTATGAGTGGAAAGAAAACGATTTCTGAGTTTAGTTGCAAGGATCATATTAAGCCCCGTAAATGATGAAATAGGCGACAAAAGGTGCGCCAATGGTTGCAGCGAAAATGCATGCATGGATCAAGTCAAGTAAAAAGCTTTTCATGATTGATCATCCTGAATAGCGCGAGTCGCTTCCATTTCCAATTCCATTTGGGTTTGAACGTCAAGAATAGGCAAGACGTTAGTACAGTCAAACCAAACCGAATCGAGCTTAAAGTTGGCTTGCCATTGTCCAGCCTTGTCGTCATCGTCTTGATACCAAGTAACGTCAATAACGACAGTGACTGCTGCACCATTCAGAGTGGTGATGTACTCATGTTGATAGTCTTGCATGTTGACTTCCTTTAAGTTGCATTGGTTGAAGTGCTTACCAGGTATTGCACCCGGTAAGCACAATTTTATGAGCTTGTACCGTCAAAACCATAGGTGTTTACCCTACATTGGCCAACTATTTCACTTGAAATCTTTAATCAAGTGTATTTGAGAATGCATTGTCATTAGTGCCTGGTTTGAGCTGCTCATGAGGGCTTGCATTCCAGCGAACGAATGAAAGAAAAAAGAGAGATATCCCGGCGGTGTCTTTGCTCTACTACAGAGAGAGAACAGCACTAAACATGGCCTGAGCATTTCCAGCGCCAATGCTTTGATCAGGACACTACAAAACAGGACAAAACTCATAAATGATCGGGCACTAGCTCGCATCCTTTTTGATGGCCTCTACAGAGTGATAAAGCACCAAACAGCTACTACCCCCCTAGGAATCCACAGACCCCCCTAGAATCGCGTTTAAAGCGGTTTAACCCCCCTGGAAAGAGGAGGGGGTAGGGCTGGAATTGGGGG